CCGTAGCATCTACTTTAAGCTCTTTTGCTGATGTATCATAAGTGATGGTGGTACCATCTTCAAACTCTACACCTGCAGTAGTGTTATTTGCCCATGTAGGCTCTTTTGCATTTGTATTAAAAATACTCCGAATTATCACACCACTACTGGCTTCACCAAAAGGACTTAAAACGATAACTTGCTCCCCAACTCTCATCGGTGCATATACTTTAAAAAAGCTATTTATCCATGATGTAGCAGGGAAAAAGTCTGTTTCTCTGTCACCTATTTTTACCCGTGCTAAAGATTTCCCATCTTCACTTTTCGTTTGCGATACAGTTCCTATAGAGATAAGGTTTTCAAGTCGTCGTTTTAACTCAGCTAGATTAAACATTATTGTTCCCACTTTCCTGTCGAATAAGAGATAGTAAAATCAAGCCTTGCACTAGCAAATGCACGACCTTTAAAGTCGGCTATGGTTTCACTACCTTTATACTCTCCAATCTCATGGATAATCT